AGATATTTGCTTATCTTCATCTGACAATGAGCAATAATATTCATATGCAGCATCGACTCTTTTTTTCTTCAATTCTGCAAATTTCTTTCGACGTATATTATGATATTCTGTTCTGTTCATATGATAATTATAATAAAGATTTGCAACTTTGTAAATGCTTTAACTAATCTAATTATTATAAAAGTCACATTAAAAGTAGTGCACGTTTGTGCACTAGAACAATGTATGGAACAGTTGCGTCGAGCGAATGAAGAATTTACTTTCAGAAATAAGTTATAAATACGGCATTGAACAAGAATTGTCAGACGAAGCATATGAAAAAATTAAAGAAATTGTCGAAAAAATCTAAACTGATATCTAAGTCTAAATTTAGAGCCACAAAAGAATGGAAAGAATTTAGAAAAATGATAATTCAAGAACAAAAGATAGACCTAATTACAGGGTCAAAATTAACCAAAATGGCTAACTGTCACCATTTAGATATGAGTGAAGAAAATTATCAGAATTTAATTCGAGACAATTTCATAGCGCTAAACCCTAAAAGTCATGACGTTATCCACTTTCTATTTAGACCAGACTGGCGTGACAGATTGGATAAGATTAAAGAGATCTTGACTGTCATGGAACTTATAAATATAACAGAAACGAAAGTTTAAACTTATTTAATATCACAGGATTAACATGGCAGCTGAAATATACGATGAAGAAGTTATTGAAAGATTTTTAAATTTCGAAAAACGCTCAACAGCGCATTTTAAGGATTTCTTCGACAGAATTAAAGAAGACCGTAGGTTCCTGTCAGGCGAACATTTTGATGAAACAGATGATGAAATACTCGGAAACAAAAGATATAAAGCACCAGTTGACGTCATATCAAACCAAATACGTTCTATAGCTAACCAGTATAGCGCAAACCCATATCAATGGTTGACAAAAGATGGTCAACTTGATTTCATTGGCTCAGAATTTCTAAACACAACGTCTTCTAAAGCGTCCATTATGGAAGCCTTGAAGTCAACAGTAGCCTTTGGCTTATCTTACATCGTTATATCAACTGATTATGATTTAAACAACCAAGTAGAACCTATTCTGTATAATATACCAGACGTCACAAAGGTATTATACGACCCAGATTCAGTCGAATTAGACGGCAAAGACGCTAGAAAAGCTGCAATTATCGATATTAAGTCGAAAGATTGGATTGCTAATACATATGGACCAGAATACGTCTCAGACAAAAACGAGAAACCACTGGTAAACATATCTGAGTCATATGACGAAGACTCAATGCCGTTGATTACCTTTTTCGAAAAGACAGAACAAGGTATTTCAATTTACAAACTGTTAAATAATTCTGTGATAGAATATTCGGTATTAGAAAACGTTCAAAGGCTGCCAATTATTCCTATATACGGCGATTCATATTATCTAAATGACAAAATTACGTATAAGGGTATTGTTCGACAAGCTAGACCTATTCAAAAAATTATCGATATCACATATTGCCAGTTAATAGAACGAATGGCAAAGTCACCAAAGAATATGTTCTTAGCCTCTAAAGACTCTGTTGAAGGTTTAGAGAATTATTACAAAAATTCTGATAAAAACAGAAACCAACTTTTGCTATATAATACAGGCAAGACTCCACCACAAAAAATGGACAATACCTATGCAACTGGCGATATAATGACAGTATTATCCAACTGTATAGGCATGATGCAAAATTTAACAGGCGTTCAAAGCATAGGTTTACCTGAAATAGCAGACTCTCGAACTGCAACTGAAGTTATGCTAGCTGATAAAAGCTTTATCAATAATATTAGACATTATTTCGAACATTTGAAAGCGTCTTTTAGAGCAGCTGGTGAAGTATTTTACGGTATGCTAGGTTTTAAAGTCTCAGTCAATGTTATCAAAGGACCTGAGTCAGAAATGCAAAGACAAATTGCTAGACAACAGATGGCTAATTTGGTTAATATTACGCCAGACGATAAGAAACTGATGCTTATTAAAAATATTAATTCGACTTTCGAAGACAATGAATATATTCAAAAATTCAACCAAGAATTAATGAATGGACCTTCACCTGAAGTCATTAAGCTGCAACAGCAAATGGCTATGATGCAACAACAGATGCAACAGCAAATAGACCAAGCTAACCAAGCTAATATAGAATTATCAAAAGAATTAGAACAAGCGAATTTACAATTGTTAGGTTTCGAACAGTCGAATAAAAATAATTTAATTATGGCGCAATTAAAAGCAGAGACTGATTTACGAAAAGAGGTTCTGAAAATAGAGTCTGACGCTGTAAAAGAAGATAAGAAGGCGCAAATTGACTTAGCTAAAGAGTCTATGAAACAAGAACAAGAAAACATAAGGTTAGCTGCTGAATTACAAGCTGACAACCAAAAAGAAATGATTAATATTATTACGGACGAACAATAATGATAGCATTTAATAGCAGAGTGTTAACAACACAAGACGGTAGACCGTTGTATGGCAGAGTGTATTTCTTTAATAAAGATACCAACCAAATTGATAATATTTACAAATACAACCAGTTAAACCAACTTGTTCCAGCTGCAAACCCTCAGTATACTAATGCTGAAGGCTTCATTGAAGACGACGTCATATTAAGCGATAAAATATACACGGTATACCAAGAAGAATATATTGGCGACATGGTTGATTATAAAACTGACGAAGACCCAAGCCATTGGAAAGCTGACAGAAATTATTACGAAGGTATTGGTATTCCTAAACCAGAAATAGAAGAACACATCGTATTTACTTTAGCTGCTCTTCAGGCAGCGTCAACTGATTTTGATAAAGTCACTGTCATTGGATATAATACGCCATTCGACTGCGAACCTAGAACATATATTTACGATGCAACTGCTGTCGACAATGTTGATTATGGCCAAGTTGTCGATTCTGTTTCAGACGGCAGATGGATATTATTAAACGACAAACCATACGTTCCATCGACATATTACGGCGTATATGCTGGCAATTTGCAAAATATAAACAGATTTATGGCTAGAGCTAATGCTATAGGCACGAATGGCGCAGTAAAAACTCCAGACGTTAATTATTTCACAGATGGCACATATAATATTACGCAGAATATTACAACAGTGCATTCGATTATGCTAGGTTCTGCGATATTTCCAGAAAATTTCTCAGTTAGCTGTCACAAATTAATTGTTAATAAGTCAGCTAAAGGCAAATTCAAATATGTAGACGTTAGCACCACTGCTGACTCTGACCATTTCTATAATTTCGAAGATTTATTTGCGAGTGGTCCAAAGAATATTATAGTTAGAACAGATACGTCGTCATATACAGACGTATTAGATGATTTCAGTATTCACAATAAAATTATCACTTTCGAGAATAATGCACAATGCCTTACAACAGCTAAAATTACGTTTAACAATTGCGTATTAAATGGAAGTAAATTCATTGACTTCGGCATATTCAGAAATATGGAATTCACTGATAATTATTTAATTAATACAAATTCGAATATTATCAGCATGATAGACGCAACTTGTTCCTTTGATATTAATAAATTCGTGGACAAGTCAAATTATCTCACTTGCATGGTATACGTTGGCAATACTGACGTCGACATGTTAGGAAACACAATTGATTATACTCTTGTAAAAGATATAGATTTGACATTACGAAATGCAAATGGCAAACTTAAAACTCAGACGTATGATTCGTTAATTAAATTATATGACTCAAACTTGGAATTAACAACAGAAGCGTCAGGCGTCTCAGCAGAAGCATATAATAGCATTCTTAGCATGAATGGCTCATTTAGCGACGTTAATTTAATATATTCGAATACAAACAATATTATTAACACAGACTCTCTCAGAATGAACCATTCAACTGTATATGGTGCACAAGCCACAGATTCGATTTATATGACTAATGGTTCAATTGGCACATTCGAAACAAAGTATTTATCTGCATATAATTCTAGATTAGAAAAGGATTTCTGGGTGCATGACAATGGTTACAGTATTAACGCTGATATAATGAACTGTTCCATAAATGGTTTTCAAATTATCGACGGTGCAAGTGGCAATGATATACAAGTCAGATGTAAATGGTTAAACAATACATATACAACAACGTCTGATATATGCATGGTTTTCACAGCTCAAAATTATTTAGCGTCAGCTGCTAGCGCACACAGCTATGAATATAAAGGCAACAATGGCGCGTTTTCGACAGACTATAATACTTACGATTATTACGAATGGTCAAACACTGCAACAAACAAAACAATTACAGCCGACGTTTTATCTTTCGGCGAAGGCGACACATATAGATTTAAATGTGAAGTATTCTCCACTGCATTTACACCTCAAGGACACTTATTAGCCATGTTCTCACCAACTTTATCTGCTGCAAGAATTGACCCAAATAATTATTTTAAAACTGAATTTACGATGCCTATGTTCTATTTAGATAATTATTACAACGTCACAATAGAAAATTTATCAAGGAGATAATTATCCAATGATTAGACAACTGTTCGACTCTAATATACAATTTCAACTTAAAGATGGTTCCATAAATGTAGGTGGTTACCTAAATGTATATTTTAATGTAGGAACTGTTAAAGCTGTGACGTATAAAGACGCTGATGCATTAACAGCAAACCCATTTGATATCGAATTAGATAATAATGGTAGGGCTGTCGTATACGCAGACAATGCATATGTATATCGAATGGAAGTATTCGACAGAAATAAAAATTTATTATGGACTCAAAATAATATTTCACTAGACTCTGGTATAGCGATAGACGGCACATACGTTATGTCGATTAAAGGTGACCAATTTATCGCTGTTGATTCAAGCGCAAGTGGCAATGCTGTCACATATGAATTATCGTTAAATGATTACGCTATTGACTCAATTAATTTAGTTAATGACAACACATTCGGCAATTCAGCGTTGTATAATAGTATTCAGTCAACTAGTGCACATTTGAGCAATCAAATTAATAATTTAGATATTCATAATATTAGCATAGAACAAAGTGGTGATGGGAATGCCTATACGTCATTTACAAAAAATGGTGATGTATACACATTTAATAAAGAAGCAACGTATTTGCCATCAGCAAATGCACCAGTCGTATTAGCTGGTGAAAATGTCGAAGTAAGTGCTGCTAATGTTAATGGTCAAATGCAGTATACAATTAAGGCTAACCCAGCTGGCAATGTTACAAATTTAATTTCGACTGATGAGACTATATCCATTTCTGCAACTTCAGTTGGCAATGACGTCACATATGATTTATCTGTTAAAGACATAGCTGGTGATGACGTTGCGATTTACGCATTTTTAAAGAGTGAAATGCCAGTTAATACTTCAGAAATGGCGTTAGAATATACGGATATTAACACAAGTGGTATACATTGGAACACCATAGACCAGAGACTTGAATTTGGCGACAATATCAAATTGGTAGACCTCAACTATAACATTGAATACGAAATAGACACAGCAAATGGCGTGACATATGAAGATTTAATTCTTTACATATACAGCGATGGGCAACTGTTAGACCAAGCGACTTTTAACATCGATACGTCTATAGCTAAGCATATCTGCAAATTCAATAAAAAGATATTAGACCCTAGCAATTTGCAATTCACGGTGAAAGCGCCTAAAGCTGGTACCGTAGATGCTAGCATCGATATTAACGATGAGACAGTTAAGAGTATAGCTGGCGGTGGTGGTGAAGGAACAACGTATTATGCTGGATTGAATATTACTATATCTGACAATGTTATATCAGGTAGAGATTGGACACCTGAGTTAAATAATAAATTAGATACTTCAGCATTCGTATTGCCAACTGCTGGTGATGGTATAGCTATTTCTGCGTCAGAAATTTCAGTAAATGCTGGTAGAGGTCTAGGATTTGACGTTGATAAGAAGCTAGAAGTGAAAGTAGGTGATGGTCTAACATATGATGCAGAGAATAAAGTTATCACTGTTGACAGTGACGTCTCAGGCGTTGTTGCTGCTGTCGAGAAATTGCAGAGAGACCTTGATACTCAAATTACTCCCAACTTCAGTATGCCTAACATTGCCAAAGCATATGACTTTGCTGACCCATCTGTGTCAACTTTAGCTAATGGCGCATGCATGCTTTGTCAGTCATTTACAATCCCAATTAATCGTGAAATCAGAACAATTACTGATGATGCTGATGCGCCAACACTGATGGGAATTTATGCTCAACAAAGCTTTGGACAAAAGATAATGCTTGCTCTTTACGAATATACTTATGCTAAAGAAGGTCAATCACAAGGCAGCACAACTTATGTAGGTGATACCGGTCCTGTAAGTGTAGTCGGAGGTGTAAATGAATTTCCATTAAAAAATCGAAATCCATCTATTACTGAATTGCGATGTGATAAAGTGTATTACGCGACATTATATTTGCCAAGTGCTGCGCATAGCACTGGTCTATATCTAGCAGGTTGTCCAGGATATGGCTATCAATCTATTCCAGCTGAACCAAGATTGACATGTGCAGTTGAGAACATTATGTTGGATGGTCAAGAAATTGATATGAGTGACCCAACTGCCACTCTCAACCATTACCAAGAAGTGATAATTCCAGATGAGCCGGTATATTATCAATATCATATCGGTCCATGGCAGTCAGGATATAATGAAAGATGGTCTGCACCAAGATTCTATATGCAAATTCGCAATGGTGAATATAATGTTCCTGTGATTCCAGATGAACCTTTTGTTGACTTAGATGATGCACTTCCTACTGTAACTGCAGACATGCCTTCATTTACTCCGTCTCAACAAAATTCGACTTTTAGAGATGTTACACCATTAATGAACGTGACAATTACTGCATTCGAATGGATTGACTGCATGCAGACTGCAGCTCAATGGGCAGTAGGCCACTGTGTATACGACAGTGGATTTGCTAATAATTTGTCCGGTCAATCTAATACTGTTACCGAATTAGGCCAAGTTGGTGATAATGGTTATGCTCATAGAATTACATTTACAACGCCAATTACACTGACTGCTGGAACAACATATCGATTCCTATGTGGATGCAGCGATGGCACACAGCAATTTAAAGTATGGTTAGCCCCAACGAATATAATTCATGCTGGCAATAATGGTTGGTATTTGGATAATTATAATACAACAAGGATAGAACACCAACTGGGTATGTATAACAAATTGTATAGCAGCAATAACAGTTGGGTTATTTAAGGAGTTAAAATGGCAAATAAAAAAGAAGTGATGGTATATCCACAGTCTTTTTCAACAGGTGAAAAAGCAATAGCAAGACAGAACATAGGTGCAGGTACAGCTAATGTTCATATTATTACCACTGACTACTCAAATCCTACATTAGGTGATGCTGCATTTGCTGAACTGGAATCGGCTGTTAATGATAATGAAGAAGTGCTAATAATAGTAGGCATGACTAACGCTGCAATATACTATAAATTAGCTGCAGTAAGCTCATCAGGATACAGATTTGAGTCATATACTTCTAGTGGATTGAGTACATTGACAATCAATCGCACAACAAAGTCTAAGACCTTCAACACTGAAATTCTAGGATTGCCAACAGTAACTCATTATGCTGCATCATGGGGAGCAGCATGGAATACTTTGCGTCGACTTACAGATGACATTTTATCTAACACTATTCTTGCTACAGTTACATTAAGCACACCAATTACATTGAATGCTAATAAGCGTTATATGATTATTCCAGAAGGAATAACAGGTAGTGTTGAACAGACTAAGACTGTTGCTCACACGACAGATAATGCATATAATATTTGTATGTGGTTGTCTGATTCAACTAAGATCATATACTATGGTAAGACTGCAGTAACGATGGCATCTGCTGAAATAGCCAACTATAGCAAACTCTCACTTGAATATCCTCCTGTTGGTGGAACATATATCGCAGCATTTAATAGTTATCCTTCAATAATTGAGCCTGAAGACGACTTATCTATGGACACTTTAAGTATAATGAATACTGGGAATATAAGTTGGGGATTTGATAGCGACCATCCTGCATTATTGGCGTTCCATAACAGAATAACAGGTATTTGTGTAATGGAGATTAAATAATGGAAGTATTGCAATTATTAATCAGCGATTTACCAGATTCGACTATAGGTCTTTTAGGTGCTTTGGCAGTATATTTAATTATATCAGTCAAAAGAAATTCAACCAAAGCAGAACGTGATGAAGAATACAAATTACTTAAATACAGGATGACTCAAGTAGAGAATCAGACTGTAAAATTAACAGAAAAATTAGAAAGTGTTGTCGAAATATTAAATAAGATTCACGTAGAAATGGCTAAAATGAATAAAGACAAATAAAAGCAATATGTGCTATAACATATAAGGAACACATTATGAACAGTAGAAAAACAAATACTTTGAATACTGATATCAGTAAAGATAAAACTTTTGAAATATATTCTAAGATGAATAATACGTTAGATAAAATTTTAAAAGTGGCTGAAGATATTAATTTGAATATTGTTAAACTCCATAAAGGCTTAAATGGAGGTCTGTAATGGATAATACACCTAGACGCATTACGTCAGTTAAAACCACCGAGACGTTGAACGAATTTGTCGACTGGTTGTATGAATACTGCGATGAACCTTTATTATTAAAAGTCGATGCTAAAGAATTATCGAAAGCCTTAGACTTAGAAACAGATGAAGATAAAGATTACAACCTTACGAAAATTACTTATGCCATATTATGCAAAGGTATGACTGGTGGTAGGTCTGTTCAAGAAAACGTTAAAGACAAAGCAAAAAGAACACAGGAGATAATTCGCTTAATTCGAAATTATATACCGAAGAAATTCAGAGAAAGCCTAAATAAAAATTATAGATGGTATAATAAACCTGATTATTACCAAGCAGCAATTGATAGATTCGATGAATGGTATATTACTTTCTGCCAAAAAATAGAAATGGAATTAGCTGAAAATTATTATACCAGAGGACGTATGAATTATTTAGAAATACTCAAACGTCGATTTAGAGAGAGATGGACTGAGTCTAAAATTGTTGATCTAAATGCTGAACAAAACGTTAAAGTCGACTCTGGGCCTTTGGAAATAATAATTAAAGATGCGTAAAGAAATTACATTTTTACCAGTGCAAAGAAAGCTTTATAACAGCAAAAAGTATTTAAGTGGTATTTACTCAGCTCGCGGTGTAGGTAAGACTTATATATTAAGCTGGTTAATAACCTTTGCGCTTTTAAAAGAACACAATGTATTAGCTTTTTCCCAGACATATGGGTCTTTGTCTCAAAATTTATTTGCTGAAGTTATTAATAGATTCGATGAATTAGAAATTAGTCCAAAGTATAATAAAGGCTCAATGGTAATATCATATGGAAAAGGCAAGTGTTATGGTTATAGCTTTGAAAATTACGAGACATGTCGTGGTCTTACTGAATGCAGATTATTAATTATAGACGAATTAGCGTTAGCACCTATAGATATTTTATCAGTGGCTGCGCCATGTTGTCGTGGTGATTTTGCGCCTGCTGTTAGGTTCTGTTCAACACCTAGACGTGGGTCATATTGGAATAAATGGATATTAAAGAAACTTGATGACCCTGACGTTGAAATATTTACTGCTAAAATGACAGACAATACATTTCTTTCGTCTGAGTCAATAGCATTATCAGAAGCAGCTATTACTGACGAAAATATGAAAAGACAGGAATTATATGGCGACATATTATCAGATTCTGACGACAGCTATTTATTGAAGAGTATAGATTTTCCTAAAAATTTAAATGACAATTCGTGCAATTATTCTATAAAAATAGGAATAGACCCAGCTGGTCAAGGCTCGGATAATACTGTGGCCTGTATTAGAAAGGGCAATAAAATTATTGAAATTATAGAAAGAAATATCACGAATGGACAAGAAATGTATTCATTGATTATGGCGTCGCTAATTAAGAACAATTATGATAAAGACGATGTTCAGTGTGTAAATATCGACCAAGCATATGGTGAGTCTATTTACGATGTGTGTAAAAGAGAATTTACTTGTCCAGTTAATTTGGTAGCATTCGCTGGTAAAGCAAGTGCTCAAATGTATGCTAATGTAAGAGCTGAAATGTATTTTAATATGTCGAAAGGAGTTAGAAATGGTCTATACATAGATAACGAAGAATTAATTGCAGAATTATTAGCTATAAGATTTGATTTAGATAATTATGACAGATATATTCTGGTAGCTAAAAGTGAAATTAAGTTATTGTTAAACAGGTCGCCGGATAAGGCTGACGCTCTAGCTCTAACTTATGTTGAAGAAGATGAGTATATTCAACCTAAGATAAATACTCATAGAAAAATAATAAATATATTAGGTGATCCAAACGATTAATAGGAGTCAAAAATGGATGATGAATTAAATGAAGAATTGTCTAACGTCGAGACAACAGAAGTCGAAAATGATAATGTAGAAACAAAAGCGTCAAAACCTGACCTTTCGAAAATATCAAATGAAGACAAGATTACACACTCTTTTAAAAAACAAATTTCAAGACAAAAGAGTAAATACGAAAAAATATTAGAAGAAAATAATAAAAAGTTTGCTGAGTTGAAAGAAGAATTAGAAAAACTCAAGAACCCTGACAAATACCGTCCTAAGGTTCGTCAAGACTTCGAAACAGACGACGAATATATTGATTATTTGACTGAGTCTAGAGTCAATAATATTTTGTCTAAAAAGGAACAAGAAGCATTAGCAAGACAAGAAGAAGAGTCTAACAGGCTTAGCTTATACGAAGAAGTTAAAGCTAAGACTGACGAAAATATTAAAAAACAGTTTAAAACGGACGCAGAATATAATGATTATATTAATACTGTCTCAGCAGCGTTCGAAAAAGGTCTAGACAGATTAATTGACTGCGATAAAGAAATAGCAACGTATTTAGTTTCGTCAGAAATTGGCCCTAAGATTGTGTATGAATTAGCAAAGAACCCTAAAAAAGTCAAACAGTTATTTGGACAAAAAACTCCAATGGCTAGGTTCTATGAATTAAAGCAATTGGAGTCTGACTTATACAGCAAAAACCAACAGAAAAATACGTTAGCAAAGCCACTTGGCAGACCTGGCGTTAATTCAGAACCAATCAAAGACGTATTTGCTAACGACAATGATTTATTAAGAATGTTGCGCAGACGTAAATAAGCTGTTCTGACAGACGATTATTCTTATAAATATATCAGAAGACCATAATAGGTGTAAATTATTTTCTAGCTAAATTTAATTTACACCGACTGTTAAGCTAACCAGTATAAAAATAGCTGTAGCTATGTCTTAAATGACAAACACGTTCAACCATCTAGCTAATGGTTGAACTCCTTTAATAGCAAAGGAAATAATAAAGTTGATCAATAGAATTATTTCAACGAACATTTAAATTAAAGGAGGCCTATAATGGCTACTGAAAATGGTAAATTATCTACCGCTAAAAAATTAAAGGTCATTGCTGCTCAAGTATATGACAATGCTGATTATATTAAAGGCGCCAAGTCTTACGTTAAACAAGAAGATGTTAAAGGTAAGAAAGTTGGCAAAACTTACACCGTTTATATTCCAGGCACTGGTAAAGTATTCGAAGGATTAGATGCGTCTAACGCTGTGTCTGATATCACTGAAGTTGAATATGATATCACCATGAAAAACAAAGGTATTTTTGTTGAAAATGATGCATGGGAAAATTTGACTTCGATCGAAGATGCAACCAGCCTAGCTCGTGTAAATGGTCGTAAATTGGGTGGAGAAATCGTTAAAGACGTTATTTCAGACACTATATTCCAGGCTAACCAAGTTGTTGTGGCGTCTGCTGCTAGCCTTTCTGTTGTTGCTGATGCTGCTGCTGCTTTGACAAATGCAGCAGCTGATGGTTCTAAAGTTATTTTCCAAGACCCAAAAGCTAACGCTAAAATGTCTGTAGGTGCTTTAGGACAATTCATTCCTTCTGATATCCAGAAAGAAATTTATTCCAACAATTACTTAGGTGAATTTGGTGGATTATCTGTCGTTTCCACTCCACATATGCCAACTGTCGTGGCTGGTTTATCTGCTATTACTGTTCCATTTAATGCAGTTAGCGGCACAGGTGATTTAAGCTCAACAGTTATTGGCGCAGAAGAAATTACTGCGGTTTCTGCAGCTGGTGGAAAGAAAGGTGAATGCTTTGCAGTTGACGGATTAAAGTTGGTTGATATGAATGGTATTCAGACAAGCCAAGACTTCACTGTTATTCTACAGTCTGATGCAACAACTGCTGGTCTTGCTGAAGTTGCACCAATTCGAATTAGTGTTGGCGACAGCAATTATAATGCGCCTAATGCTTATATTTCAACAGCACCTACTGGCGACCTAGTTGGAACTGCACTTCTTACATCGGGTGCAACTTATCTCGTAGGTGTGGCTCGTCCTGAAGATGCGCTAGCATTTGATACATATAAATTTGATGATATCCCAGGTTGTGAAAATGACTCTGTGACGTTTAAGAATTTATTGTCTCTTCAAGTTGCTAAAGGTGGTCAAATTACTGACCGTTCTTCTGTAACTCGTCTTGACTGTCCTTATGCTGCAGGTATTCCTGACGCAAGAACTCAGGTTACGACTTATATTAAGCAATAAAAATAAATTAGCTATACATATCTTTTTGGTATGTATAGCTTATTAATTTCCTAATAAATTATTTACGGAGTATTAATGATAAATATCAACCAATTAATTCAAAACGCGTATACGTCAATAGGTATTGTTGGCGATGGCCAGTCTGTCAATGGAACAAAGGCTAAAGTCGCTGAATTAGAAATTAATAATTTATTAGGGGATTTAAATTTACAAGAATATATTTTAGACAATATTAAGTCTTTCGATGTTGATGCGTCTAAGACAATTACCATAGGCGAAAATGCTGCGTGCACAGTTAACCATAAACCACCAGCAACAATTAGGTCCGTCTCTTTGAATAGAATGGGCAAACACACGAATTTATTAAATGCTAACATAGAAGCAGTTAACAGAAATTCTACTTCAGGTCTAGCCTCATTATTTACATATCAAATAGAATATGACCCAACTTTAAATATTATGGTTGGCAAAATTACGTTAAACGGTTCTAGAGCCTCTAAATATAAAGTTATTTTTTTAGATGATTTCGAAAATGTAACCATTAATGACGTATTATATTTACATGACAAATATAATTCTTTAATATTAAATGGTCTATGCTATAAATTAGCGATTAGGTTCAAAAGAACTGAATATATTCCAATTTATAAAGGTGAATTCGAAAGTTGCAAAGATTTAATTAAAAGTGTTAACAGCTCGAATAGGCCTTTAATAATGGATGACGATGATTATCTTACTGGTTATGAACGTGTTATGATGGGTTACGGGTGGTAAACTGATGGTAAAAGTCGTTAATTTTTTAATAGGTGACCAAAATAAAGCTAAATATCCCAATATAGCTGGTTCTTCGTTGTCTGTTAATATGTATACCGAAATTAATGGCAATGCTAAATACCAAAAAGGAATAGATGGTATTAAATATTTGAAGACAATTGTCGATTCAACAGTCGGCTGTAAAGCGTCGTATGTTGCATCTGTCGGTCTAACAGAAAATAATAATGCGCCTGACGCTTTCTTTGCAATTAATAATACTATATACAGATTAGATTATAAATACGACGTTTACGAATTAGGTGGAATAGCAACACAAGCCACTCCAACATTTTCTGAAACTGGTGGTGAAAGACCATTGTTATTAATTGCAGATGGGTATAATATTTATTATTATGACCTCAAAAACGGTGGTTTGCTAAAGTATATTTCATTACCTGAAAGAATTAATGAAGAAAATGTGTCGATTAGACCTAGCCATATACAAGTTGTTGATGGTTCTATTATCGTTAATGATTTCGGAACAGGCTATACATATTATTCTAAACCTTACGTATTATCAAAAGAAAAAAGAAATGTATTGGATATATTAAATGGCGAAGTGCAATATGATGGCTTAAAACCAAAATATAAAGAAGTTAATGCTGATGAATGGGTATTTTTAGATGATTATGGCGTGCCACAATATAAAAATGGTGAGTCTAATTCAGATTCAGTTTTAGCCCTACATGCTATAGGGTCAAACCTTACTGTATTTGGTTCGAAGTCTGTTGAATTTTGGCAAAGAGGTTCAAGTGACTCATATTCAACATGGAACAGAATTTCATATTCGTTCAATGGTGAAATTGGTCTTGACTCAAATTCTGTATATTCCGTCGCAAACGTTAATAATAATATTTACTTCGTCTCAAATGGCATGACAGCTGGTAAAGGTGTTTTTCAAATAAATGGCACACAATTTAATAAAATATCACCAACTTGGCTAGACGATATATTAATAGATGAAAACGACAAAATATTCGGTTATTCGTATTCAATATCAAACCACTCCTTTTATATTTTGCAGTTAAAGAACAAAAGTTATTGCTATGACGCGTATACGAAAGAATGGACAGAAAGGTCTTCTAGAAATATAAATACAGGCAAAGATTTAAAATGGAACGTTGTGCACCCTGTATGGTTTACAAACCGTATAATATTTGGTCACTCGAATGATGGTCATTTATTTTATTTAGATAAAAATTATCACATGGAAGATATCAATGACGCCCAGACTGTTCCGTTAATTAGACAAAGACAGTCTCCTATTTTGGTCGACAATTATAAAGCCTATACTTTAGACGAAATTTCTATAGAAATGAATACAGGAACAGTCGTAAATTATGATGCTAACCCAATGGTTCAATTAGAAATATCCGAAGATGGTGGCTATACTTTCAGCAATACGATATTAGAACAATGTGGTAAAACTGGTCAATATTTTTATCGTGTTATGTTCGCGAATTTAGGCATGCAAAGAGTATGCGTATTTAGATTTACTTTCAGCGAAAATATGGATATATTGTTAACAGACTGTGTTGTTAAAATTTCGCCATTGGATATGGTTATATAATGAACAATATCGATATTAACAAAGGTTCTAACTTAAGCGATATTATACAAGCCATCGCTGGTGAATGGTCAAACGATAAAATTAATGACTGGGATATATTACGCATGGGCAAATTCGAAATATGGAAAACTGTTGTTAATGAAGCTGGAAACAAATTATTACCATTCAAAGTTAAGTCAACAGAAGTGATTAAAATTTATTATGAAGACAATACTTTCGAAAGTGTGATAATAAATGTAAATTCAACAAACGTCTATGCGGCAAAACCTGCTGTCATGGAATGTATAATTATAAAATAAATGGAGTGCACAAATGAACAAACAAGAATTATTCGAACAAATAGAAGAATTATTAGATGAATATCTATTAGCTGCTGAAATGCAAGAAACAATTCCAGAAGAAACAGAAGAAGAACTTCAAGAAGATTCTGACGGCGAAATGCAAGAAGAGTCTGACGAAGAAATTCTTAAACGCATTCGCAATTAAGTTAGGAGGTAGGTATGTCAGATTGGTATGACAACATATTAACGAACAGAGGAATAGTTAATGACGCAGTTACTGCTCTTCGAGGAACAAAAAACGCGTGGGACCAAACCTACGCGCAGTCTAATGCTTTATTAAATTCATACCTGCAGAACATGCAAAATAAATACGGTGATTCGTATAAAAAACAGCAGAATTACTTAGGCAAATTAGAAAAATTAGGCGCATGGTCTCCTTCGAAACCATTCTCGTATAATGGCGACATATCTACGTTCATGGACCCATCTGTTGAGCTCAGAAAGAATGCAGCAATGGATTCTATTACGAATTCGCAGGCAAATGCTGGAAATATGTTCAGTTCTGATTATTTGAACGCGTTAAATGCTAAGTCACAGGCTATGGCGTCAGATGAATATGAAAAAGCCTATGGCAGAATGAATACAGATAGGTCAAATAAGTTATCAGAATATAATACAAATATTGCAAATGAAAAATTAAGTTATCAGACACTTTCGGATTTATATAACGATTTAGCTACTTCGTATGGTAAAGATTCGTCCACCATGGATACTGTTCTAGGTGATTATATATCAAACCTAATTAATTCTAAACAAGCTGCAACTGCAGGAAAAACGAATTTAACAACAACAGAAGCAAACCTCAGAGCACAAGAAAAACCGATGATAGAAGGTGTGTCTGATTTATTAAGTGTAATTGGTTCTGTTGCCAAATTTTTCGTATAAGGAAATTTACCATGGCTTTAGATATAGATTGGCGTTTTGCTGGCCCACAAGATATTAATATTCCTCAAAGCAACTTTCTTAATTCTCTAGATAAGAATATTCAAAAAGCGCTAGAAATTAAGAAAGAATTTGATAAAAAACGTTATGACAATGAAATGATTCGTCTGATGACAGAAGAGTCTGAAAATAAATTAGCAGCTTTAATTAATGAAAAAGATGAATTAACAACACAGTATAATTTATTAACAGCTGACGAACAGTTAGCTCAAAAAACGAATTATGAAAATAAGCTTAATGAATTAGATATTCAAATTAATGCTGCTAGAAAAGAAGTCATAGATGCTAGGATGAACGCCAACCAGTTTAAAACCACTGGAACAACTGACTTTTTTAGATGGAAAAAAGATAAAGAATATGCTTCAGACGTTGCAGCTATAAACAGAGAGATGTTAAACGAACAAAATAAACAAGAAAAATTATCTGGTTTGGAATACGACATAAAATCTAAAGAAGCTGAATTTTACAGAAGCAATGATAAAGATGAAAAACGTAGACTTACTGATGAAATAAACGCACTTAGGGAACGATATAATAAAATATATGGCGAAAATTATTATCCAGTTTTTGTCGTTACCGGAAATAATAAAGATACACCAAAGGGTGACGTTCAACCAAAG